TCAATGTGCGATTATCAACAAAAAGATTAATCTGCTTCATCGCTCCTCTCAAGAAACCAATCCTTGGGTCATCATACTCGCCCATTAAATACCTAACTTCCTCAGGTATATCTTTGCGCCGTTTCAATCCTGTCAGATCTTTTGATAGTCCATATGATTCCGGATTAAATCTTGCTTTTTGACCAAGCTCCCTGATTCCTCCCTGTTCAACTATTCTCTGCACCTCGCCCATTAGCCTTTCCATAGGCACAGATTGAGTTTCGTTTATTTTGCGGAGCCATTCAATTGGAGGTCTTCCTGCTTCTGCCGCATCATCAACCTCCTGCTTGGCTCGGTCTAAAAATTGTCTTCGCACAAAATCAACGCTCTGCGCAAATTTCTTCTTATCCTTTGCCTCAAGCTTATCCATTGTGAAGTTTTTGTCGTAAAATTTTGCATAATCACGACTCATGTAAGATCCAATATTCCCAAGTACAGTCTCTCTTTGCCCCTCACTTAAAAGACCAGGTTCATTGACAATCCTGCTTGCGCCTTGGTCGAGGAATGATCTTAATCTTTTTGTGGCTTCAAGAGTCTGCGGAGGAATTAAAGATGCATCTTCCGTTTCTCCGTACATATACTTCTTGATTGCATTGCTCAATTCCGAAGTGAGATTGCTCGATCCTGTCTCCTTGATTAAAGCTCTGTTAAAATCACGAATTCTAAATTGAGCCTCATACTGCAATTGAGCCTTGTTGTATTTGGATGCCAAAAGCGTGTCAGCCATGTCGTTTGTGAGCGCACCGGCTGATGTCATGTAGTTCTTTACTAGTTTAGATACGTCAGTTGAGACGAACCCACCCTCCCCTGCCGATCCACCCATAGGGCGAGGGATGGTTGGTTTTCCAGCAAGACCTTTTTCTATTTTTTGCCTTACAAGATTTGCAGTTTCTTGATCTGGAGCAACTATATTAGCTTTGATTTTGTTTGGTAATTCTATTTGTTCTTGACCTTGCTTTGAAACAATTTCCCCTTCTGCTGCCAACGCCAACCTCTCACCGCTAGGCAACTGCGTCCTTGGCGTGACGATTGGTACTTCACGCACAATATCGCCTTGGAGTCCACGAGTGCTTGGAGCGATTGCATCAGGGTTAATTCCCTGGGATTCTACCGAGAAAACATTCTGTCTTCTTGCGGCAGGAGTAAGGTCTGTGAACTCAGCCTGGATGTTCGTAGGAATCCCGCGCCGCTGCATCTCTGCTGTGTCAGCCTGCGTACCGCGAACATTCCCGCGAACACCGGACTCAGGCAATACATCCGGAGTTACAACAGTTGCCGGTTTCATTGGGCGCGCCTGTGGCTGGCGTGATAGTTCAATCTCTGTGGATGGAGTTGTGGGCGCAGACGGAAGTGGCTCATAGTATGGCCTAACTTCTACGGGTTGTTCGCCCCGCTGGAACCTTGTCCTATCTAGGACACTTTTTCTGCCTAGATCAACAGTAGTTCTTTCCGCTCGCTGAACACCTTTTGCTCCTACATTCTGTGCTTCATTAAGAATGTTCTTCCAATCTGCAAACTCTGCCTGAGTTGCAGAACCATTCTTTACCCTATAATTAAGATCCTTAAATTCTTCAAAATTATAACCCTTAACTCTTGTGTTCGCATTAAGTCCGGAATAAAGCACGCCAAACAAAGCATCTGACGCAACTGTACCTGGAGTTACTTCCCCGCCAGTTGCGAGCCTTGCAATTGTACCAACTCCTGCTCCAGAAACTGCTGCTTTCCCAGCATATTTACCCATTTCCTCTGCTGCTTTTTTGGCTCCAAGTTCAGCGAATAAAGTTCTTCCGGATGTGTAAAGTTGCTTTGCGCCTATTCCACCAGTAACTGCTGCCGGAGCTAATTCACCAGCAGTCTCATACCCTGGTGCAAATTTCCCAGCTCTTGCAACATTAGGAACATATTTCTCTAACGCCTTTTCAGCCATGCCACTTGCAGCAACAGCACCACCAACAGCAAGCGCTGGTGCAAGTACTGGTGCTGATGGACCGGTGGCCGCACCAACAGTAAGCCCAGCAATACCACCCAATACTCCAGCAGACCCCTTAATTAATCCTGCTGTAGCAGCAGCAGCCTTTACGCTTGCAGGAACATCAACCGCATCTTTATTTACAAAATCATCAATTTGCGCGGCCTGTTCATCAGTATAGTCAGGAAGCAGGGATGCATATTGTTTTGTTTCTGCACCCCATTGACGTGCAAGGTTAACCTGCTCTGGATATGTTAACTTCTTGTATTCTTCAGAATCCTTAATTTCGCCCCAGGCAGGCGGTTCTTCCGGCATCGGCGCGGCCTGTGGCTCAATAGGCACTCCGGCCAATTGACGAATCTTATTAGCTGAAGATAGCTCCGGTACTTGGGCTTCAGCCATTTTATCTACCTAATCTTGTTTGAATCCAAGTTGGTGCTTTAGACTGTTCTGGTTCTCCAAATACTTTATTCAATTGTTTTCTTTGTGCCGGAGGAGTTTTGGGATCGCGCCACATTGCTTCTGCTTGTGAATATGGAATTGGATAGCTTGTCTGCATGTCAGCACTCATAATCGTTACATTGCCACGGGATCTTTCTTTTAAAAGAAGATTCCTTGCGTCAGCAGAAGCCATTTTATATGCGGTATCACTATCATATCCTTCCGCCATATATGTATTTGCCGCCCTTGGAACAATGCTTTGATATGTTTGCTCGTAGGCATCACCCATTGCCTGTCCTGCCTGAGGTGCCAATACAGTGCGTTTTACTCCACCCATATCAATATTGGCAGATGGTAATATTGATTTTTCTCCGGCAAGATAATTTTCAATCGCAGCTTTTCTTGCTTCACCGGCTCGCTTATCAAGAAGTCTTTGACCTTCTTCTTTGCTCATGTCTAACAAACTTTTGCCAGCAACATTGGGGGTCTTTGAAATGTCAACACCTTCTTCCTTCTGGCGCATTTGCTCAAGCGCAATTGCATTTTCAGAAGCAATAGAAGCCCTTCCTTGAGGAGTTAGCAATTGATTTTCTTGAATTGCTTTCTGAAGATCAAGTTGTTTTTTCTGCATTTCAGAAGCAATCAAATCTGATTTCATTTGCTTTTCTGCTCTGTACGCACGAATACTATCCATCTGCCATGGCAATGGAATAAGCGGATCTTGTGGATCTAATCCTAATGCATTAACTGGCATAAATTACCCTATCTTTCCATCCATCCACTTACGGATAATTGCCTTTATCTTCGGCTTATTGCGGATAGATTCTGCAATTCTTTCACCATACTTAATATAGAAGTTTCTCAAATTGTCAGATGCTTTAGTTAACATCCACTCTCTAAATTGCAGCCATTTTGGATTGTCTATTCCGTATACCTCACGGGCTACCCAGCATAATACACCAATTGAAGCTAATCCTCCAGCAGCACCGGCAAGATCCTTAACTCCTCCAGCAAGCGTGGCAAAGTTTTGGAATCCGTTTGGCTGTCTTGATACTGCTCCAACATAATTTCCATATGTGCTGGAAGCATAATTTGCTTGCGAGCTATAAAGGTTATTGAATGCATTTGTCAAATCAACAGCCGTACTTGGTTGAGTTGTCTGATAGAAGTTAGCAGCAGTAGTTGGTGCTTGATTAAACTGCCCAGGATTGGCTTGGTTTGCATTGATGTAGTTCTGGAACTGACTCTGCTGTGCTGCTGTTCTGGCTTGTCCCAAGTTATAAAGCGAAGGACCACCACCAATAAAGTTGGCGGCTGCACCAAGTCGATTCTGCTGTAATCCTTCACGCAATGCTAAATCTCTGGCTGCTGCTGCACCGGTTGTCTCTCCGGAACCAAGGAACTGCTGTGCTGCACCATAGCGCGCAAGCTTCCTAGCCTCTCCCGCTGCGCCGATCTGCGCTGCCTCTTGTACTGCCGGTCCAAAACCAAACACATTACCACGGGCTGTCTGTGCTGCCCTTGCAGCCTGCTCGTATCCACGCCTTTCCTCGGCACCTAGGGTAGATCCAAGGCGAAGCTGATTGAGTGCTTCCTGTTCAATCGTATTGCGAATATCCTCAGTCTGCTGTGTAGTCGTTGCGCCAAGAGGCTGAGTTGCCATCTGGCGATATTGACGGCCAAGTCCAACAGCAGTCTTGTAGGACTCTGGATCAATCTGGCGGAGTTGTTGCGTGGCCTTCTCTTCCGGCAACTGCAAGTATTCACGGAAAGAAGTGATCTGGCTAGATGCCTCTGGAGATCCATAGGCAATAGGCTTAAAATCCTTAATCTGATTTGTTGCATCCGTAACCGCGCTCTGCACGCTCGTAAGGTCTGACTTCAATTGATTGACGTAAACTTGGCTTGACTCACGCCGAGCATCACCGGAAGGAAGTTGGTCTAGCAAGGTCTGCGCTGTATTAAGACGTTCTTGAATTCCCGCGATTTGTGCGTTTCCGCGATCAACAACAGAATTAAGTCTTCCAATCTTGCTGTTATTGTAATCGTCCAATATCTGCTGGTCGGATACTTGAAAGTTTAATTTTGTGGACAAATCAGAAGCACCGTAATTTCTGTCAGCGGATAAGCCAATAGGCGCACCTTGTGGCATCATTTCTGCACCAGGTGGCTGATTCACATAGTTACCCTTACCAGCAAGACCAGCAATCTGTTCAGCAAGAGAGTTTCTGGTATTTTCCTGGCTAGTAACATCAGCAAGCCTTTGCTCGTATGTCTTTTGAAGATTTGCTATTGATTCGTCTTGCTTCTTTTTAATTATTGCATTTGACGCATTGGTTGCTTCAGCAATTGAATTGTATGGATAACTATCCTTTTCCTTATTATATTTGCTTACCTGATTGTCATATCCAGTATATTTTTGTCCGTTCCAAGATGCTTGACTTATGTTCCCATCAGCATCTACTGAATATCCGTAATACAAACCTGCATTCCTATCAAGAATAGCCATGATTATTTAGTCCCCGTGCTGAAAGTAGGATTTGAAACATTCGTTCCAATCGTGCCGTAAAAATCAACTGGAGGCATCGACCTTGGATTCATTGCTACATTCTGTTCTACGGATTGGAATGGTGACGTTCCATAAAGACGCTCAAACTGGCGAGTCATCTGATTGCCAAGACCTCTATTTAGGGCATACGCCTGCGGACTCATTTCGTAGTTCCTGCGCAATCCTTCAAGCGTTCTCTGGCCGCCATATTGACGTTCTAATTGGAGTGCGGATAGGGTAGCATTTCTCTGGTCAAGTGCCGAAAGCTGTCCCTCCAAGGCACGCTGTTGAGGCATGTACTGGATACGAAGCTTGTTCTCAAGGGCTGCCATCTCTGGAGCCTTTTCAATGTAAGTTTCTACATTCTTCTTGTATGCCTCTGCATTTGCCTGCGCTACCGCACTAGGATCGGGCGGCGGAGGAGGGGCTGGAATTTTAGGACTTCCACCCATATTAGCGCAATGCCTTTCTCATAAACTTCATGTAATCATACTCCTTTGGTTTACCGGAACGATTGAAAGTGATCCGCTTGCGAGGACCAAAACGCTCCAATAGGAGCAACAGCAAGCATCTCAAGGATTTAGCACCTTTTGAGGAGATCGTCAAGTCCACAAACACATTCTCGCCATCCTCGCTATGCACATAATGGTCAGGCTTTTGCCCATCTTTTACGCACCTAGCCAATGCTACTCCAGCTATCTCATCTCCATCCCTTACAATCCCAACCATATCCTGCTTCTCAAACCATCCAAACCATTCGGGCAGATTATGCCACATGCCTTCCGGAACACCGCTTTTCTCAATGTATTCAATCGCTGTCATGTTACCAGTTTTTGCAAGACCAGTACCTAGCAGTCATTTTGCTCGGAGGATTTGAATCGCAACCATGCCTAGCTCTAAAACTACGCCTACGATCAGGATTACTCTTCTTGATCTTCATGTCAGGGTCGCCATATCGAATGGTCTTGGACTGACCATTTTGGCAGGCGCGTACAACAAACTTCTTCCGCTCGCCTGGTGTCCTTCTAGGACTATTGCAAGGCAAGTCACTCATATTGTCTGTTGAATTTGGATTGTATCCGGATTTGCCGCAGCCGTGATTTGGCGAATTGCCATCTTGTTGGCTGGAGTAGAAATCTTGATATTAAGCAACCGCCACTTCTCGTACTTTCTCAAATCTGCCGCCAACTTCTTTTTGACTGATGTTGGAAGTATTGCTGGCAACACAAATGGAAGTGTTAATACTGAACTTGAAATGTCAATATTTGACTGAACATCAATATCCCCAACGTCTGTATCTCGCTGAATTGAAATAGTTGCATCATTTGAAAATGAGTTGTCAAAGATAACTTCAAAATGACTTCCGTATTTCAACGAAAAAGGGTCACCAAAATTAAAGTCTTTAGTGCGAACATATGATTCGTATGTAGTTCCAGCATCTTTATAGTCATCACTTGTAGTTCCAGCTGGAGA